GGGATGCGCCCACTTTCCCACGTCACACTCGGGGCGTCTCGGTTACTCTCCGGCCGTCCGGTGTTACCGGGGCTGGGTTCGTCGCTCCTGGGGGCTTGTGGGCGGGTGTACGGTGATGTTCATGAGCGACGCGGAACCGGGCACGACGGCGATCACGACGAAGACGAAGGACTACATGGGCCGCACCCTGCTCACGATCTCCACGAACGCGAAGGACTACATGGGCCGTTCGACGACGACGACGGTCGACTACCTCGGTCGAACTCTGCTCACCTGATCGTCGGTGTCGGTGTCGGTTGCTGGGCGAACCAGAGTGCCCACAACGCCGCCCGCAACACGTCCTGCCGACCTTCGGACACGAGCGCCAGGCCGTCGGCCACTGGTCGCACTCGTGCCGCGCTGATCTGTGCGTCGAGGTCGGGTGTGCGGTCATGGACGACGCGGCCGGCGGCGACCATCGAGCGCAGTACGGCGAGTCCGCGTCGGGCTTCGGCGCCACCGGCCCGTGTCTTCTGGCCGGGCATGTCGGTCGGTACCGAGCGCCACATCGAGGCGCCGACGAGTAGCTGCGACTGGGGTGATGCGTCGATGAACTTGCGTGCCCACACGAGGGCGTCGGCCCACGAGTCGCAGGTGATGCCGTCGACTTCGTAGCGTTCGCCGTCTCCGGCGACGAATGCGACGGCGGCTCCGTTGCCGAAGTTGTCTTCGATCGCCACCCATCCCGGTTCGGTCGCTGCCACGACCCCGGCGCAGGCGGCCCACACGCCGTCGTCGAGCAGGAGCACACCCGCGCCCCGCGATGCGAGGGACGGCCACCGGTTGTACCACTGGGCGTCGACGGCGATCCGCAGTTCGTGCCCGGCCGGTGTCGCCAGCGCCCGCGTCACCGCTTCGCCGATGTCGAGGGCGCGGTTCTCGGACCAGTGCGGTGACGCCTGCCGTGCCGCCACAAGGTCACCCAACGGCAGCGACGCATCAGCAGACCATTCGAGCATCAGCATCCGGCCCGGCGAGTCCAGGTCGGCGGTGCCCTGCAACCGGTAGGTGGGCATCAGGTCGGTGCAATGCGAGTGCGATGTGGAGACGAGCAGGAGTTGTGCCTGTTGGCGTTCGACGAGGGTGGGGGACAGGTTCTCGGTGATCGTCGACAACTTGACGCCTTGGGCTTCGTCGGCGATCGCCAGTGACGTCGATGACCCGACGACGGCCTGCTGTGAACGCACCACATGCGCCCCAACGGTCAGTCCCTTGTCGATCTTCTCCTGGCCGGTTCCTCGCCGCACGTCGTACCCGCATTCGTAGGCGCGGGGGACGGCGAGCTGCCAGACGTCGAGGGCGTGCCGCAGGGTGTCGGCGGTGTGCATCACCAACTGCGGTTCGCCGAACAGCCATGCCGCTTCGGATCGCCAGTCGGCGAGGATCGACACGAACGTCGACTTGCCGGATTGGCGTGCGACGGACAGGTACACGTCGCGCCAGACGAGACGCCCCGCCCTGTCGTGCTCGAGGAGCCGGATGGCGACGAGCTGCTGCCACCAGAACAGGCGAACACCGCGTACGTCCCATGCCCAGTCGATCAACTTCTGGCCGTACGACCCGACGGCGTTGGGGTGCGGCACCGTCATCAGTCGCGGCCACCAGCCGTCGACCGGTACGACTCGGACCGGGTCGAGCCACTTGACGTCCCACACCGGCGAGTCGACGTCGAAGCCGGGCGGGTCGTCGGCGACGGGGATGGCCGGCCCGTTGGGTGCGGCGAAGCGTGGCGAACCGGGGGCTAGGTGGCCGCCCTGCCGGCGGGCACACGGCCAGCACGACGGGACGAGTCGGCAGCACCCGGATCCTTCGCGGTGGAAGTGTCGGGACAGGGGCGGTTGGTGGTCGGCGGTCGTTGCCGGGTTCGGGCAGTACGAACAGGTCGGGCCGCCGGCGAGACAGGCTTTGCGTGCCCGTTTGTATTCGGCGGTTCGGTACACCTTCGCTGATCGGGATGGTCTGCCCATCGCCACAAGCTATGTCCTGACTGACTGGTCAGTCAGTGGTAGGATGCGCGCCCGTGGGCAAACGGGCCGTCGAGGAGCGTCAACTCCGGCCCGATGTCACTCCGAACGCCAACGATCCGGCGTCTACCCCGCCGGGCACGGTTGGACCTCCTTCGGCCGTGCCTGGCGACCCGCACGGCGTCCTGTTCGTGTCGGAGGGGGAGCCGTCGCCGTGGCCGAGGTCGACGATCCGGCCGTCGCCGTGGTCGGGTTGGCCGGCCGAGTGGGACACGCCGAACTGGTCGAGCCGGGTGGACGATTTGACGGATGTGGCGTGGGGTTGCGTGGATCTGATCGCGTCGTTGCTGGCGTCGATGCCGCCGTACCTCGTCGGCGCCGCCCCGTCGCTGGACGACGAGTGGTTGATCAACCCGGACCCGGATCTGTACACGTCGTGGCACGAGTTCGCGAAACAGCTGTGGTGGGATTTCATGTTGGGTGAGGCGTTCGTCGTGGCGACGTCGTACTACCACTCGGGCTGGCCGGCCCGCTTCCACGTCGTCGATCCGTGGCTGGTGAACGTGGAGATGGACGGCGCCGGCCGCCGGTACTCGATCGGCAACCTCGACGTGACCGGCGACATGCTGCACATCCGCTACCAGTCACGCACGTCGGATGCTCACGGACACGGCCCGCTCGAGGTCGGGCGTACCCGGCTGCTGGCGTCACGGTTGTTGGGCCGGTACATCTCGAACTTCGTTGGTGGCGGGGCGGTGCCGTCGGGGATCATCACGCATCCGTCGGCGTTGACGGCTGAGCAGGCGGCCGGGTTGCAGGACCAGTGGCTGGCCGCACGCTCGTCGATGATGGGCCTGCCGGCGGTCCTGTCGGGCGGGGTGGAGTTTCAGGCGACGCAGCAGTCGCCGGCTCAGATGGGCATGGTCGAGCTGGCGCAGATGACCGAGTCACGGGTGTCGGTGTTGATGCGGGTGCCGCCGTTCCTGATGGGCCTGCCCAGTGGCGGTGATTCGATGACGTACGCGAACGTGCAGTCGATCTTCGACTATTTCTGGCGGTCGGGGTTGAAGTCGCGGGCCGACCCGGTGGTGCAGGCGCTGTCGGGGTGGGCGTTGCCGCGGGGGACGACGGTGGAGGTGAACCGTGACGAGTTCGTGCGGCCGGGTCCGTTGGAGCGTGCCCAGACGTGGCAGATCCTCATTGGCCTCGGTGTGATCACTGTGGAGCAGGTTCAGGAAATCGAACGGTTCACGATCGCCGCACCGTCGACGACGCTGACGTCTGGAGTGTTGCAATGACCGACACGCTGTTGGACACGCCGCCGCGGGCACCGATCGAGTGGCGTGCCGCAGTCGAAGTGTCGGCCGTCGACTTCACCGACCGCACCATCGAGGTCGTGGTCGTGCCGTACGACGAGGAGACGACCGTCGAGTATCCGCCAGGCTCCGGCAAGTTGATCGTGGAGTCGGTGAACCGGGGAGCGTTCGACGGGTTGGAGAAGCGGCCGGGTCGGGTGCGGGCGAACCGGGATCATGACGTGACGAGGACGGTCGGTTTGGCGCGGGCGGTGCATACCGACCGGCAGGTCGGGCTGGTCGGCGAGGTGTACATCTCGCGGACGTTGCTTGGTGATGAGACGTTGCAGCTCGCCGACGACGGTGTGCTGGGGGCGTCGGTGGGGATGGCGGTGAAGCCGTCGGATCAGGTGTGGTCGGAGGGTCGGCATCGGCGTCGGATCGCCAGGGCGTTCCTGGATCACATCGCGCTGGTGCCGAACCCGGCGTACAGCGGGGCCGAGGTGTTGTCGGTGCGGTCGACGCCGTCGTTCGAGGCGCCTCCGGCTACGCCGTACCTCGACGAGGTGCTCGCCTACCTGGCGTCCTTGACACCGAAATGACATCCGTGTAACTCTTGTCGGCGAGTAGAAGCATTCGCACTACCGGGCGTCTGGTCCATGTAGAACGTGGCGGTCCGTAGCGGGTACGAGCGCCCTACGTCAGGAACCCATCGTTTCGACGTACCGGAGGCCAGCCGTGCCCGCACCCGCACCCCACACCGACGCCATGATTCGTCGCCTCGAGGACGAGGTCGAGGAACGCAGCAACCTGATCCAAGGGCTGGCGCAGGATGCACAGGCAGGTAACAGCGGCGCCGGCCGCGACTTCACCGACGCCGAACGCGAACAGATCGACCGTGCCCGCGCCCGGATCGGGTCGCTCACAGAGCAACTGGTTCCCCTGCGCGAAGCGGCGAAGATCTCGTTGGAGGCGCGGCAACGCAGCCAGCAGATCAACGCCGAGATCGAACGGATGCGTGGCCGGGGCGAGATGCGTGGCGACGTCGAATACCGTTCGGCGGCCGCCTACATCGCCGACTTCTACTTCGGTGCCCTCGGTGACCGCGACGCCACCGACCGGCTCGAGGTGTTCAACCGCACCGCCGCCCACCAGATCACGACGGACAACCCCGGTCTGCTCCCGGAGCAGATCGTCGGGCCGCTCGTCAAC